GTTTCCCAGTCACGATCGAGGAGGGTGTTCTTAGAACCATGACGTCTAAAATTGTCGGTCGAGGCATTACGGTCATACCGACAATCAAAACCATTGACGGCGATCTTGCGGAAGAACTCAACGACAAGGTTGCGGCACTGTGTAAGATTTGGAACAAAAATCCGGAGGTAACCGGAAAATACAAGTTTGGTAAGGCACAGCGTATGGCTGCGCTGAGTTGGTTGAGGGACGGAGAACAGTTTACGCGGTTTTTGAAGGGTAACGTCTCCGGACTGGTGCACGGGTCGGAGGTCCCATTCAGTATTCAACTGCTCGAAGCCGATCACGTCCCAGTTGGATTGGTGGCGGAGAGTCCGCGTGGACTGTCTAACGGTGCGTATTGGTATGGTATCGATGAGGACGACTGGGGGCGACCGACCAAGTATCACATTTATCGGCAACACCCGGGAAAGCCCGGCGCGTTTCTGATTCACAACGACGACCTGATCCAGGTGGAACCGCAGGACGTGGCCCATTTGTCGATGTGTACCAGAATCGGACAGACACGAGGGGTTTCGGTTTTCGCTAACACGATGTCTCGACTGGAAGACCTGCGCGATGTTGAAGAGTCCGAGCGGGTTGCAGCTCGGGTGGCGTCTGCTATCGCTCTAGCCATTCACCGTGACGGAACATCCAACTCCGAGGGGGACGCAACGCCGACAGAGTTGGACTTTGTGCAGGGCATGATATTTGACGGTCTGGCTGAGGGCGAGAAGATCGACACACTTGACCATCGCCGGCCGAACAACCAGGTGCCGGCGTTTCGAAAAGATCAGCTTCGGTCTGTATCGGCCGGCACAGGGGCAGGTTTTAGTTCGATATCTAAATGCTATGACGGCACCTACTCGGCGCAACGTCAAGAATTGGTTGAGCAAGACGAAGTATACGCTGCGCTTAGGGATGATTTCGTATCGGATTTTGTGGAGCCCGTTCACTGTGGACGTATTGAAATGATGTTATTGGCTGGTCTGATTCCAGGACTAATGCTTGAAAACGTCGATATCAATACCCTGAAAGATGCCGAATACCGAGGCCCTCGGGTGGCTTACATTAATCCACAACAGGAGGTTCAGGCTCAGGTAATCGCGATCGATAAGGAACTTACCTCCAAGGCCGCTGTGATCATGGAGCGAGGCGACGATCCACGTGAGGTCTCAAAGCAGATCGCGGCGGAAAAACCGGCAAAACAAGATCGGCCTGCCAACGATGATTTGGACACAGAACCCAACGAAGAGGAAGACGACGATGCCGGGAACGGTAACGACACAGACGAATGACACTCCAACGCAAGCGGTGCTGAGGCAGCGTGTTGAGGGCACCGTATATCGGGATGTCAGCATCCGTGCTGAGGATGCCATTGTAGATCAGGAAAAACGCATTCTGCAGGTTTCGATGTCTTCAGAGACGCCTTACGTTCGAGAATCGTGGTGGGATCCTCCGTGGGTTGAGATATTGGGTCACAAGCGCAATGAGGTGGATCTATCCAGATTTCAAGACGGGGCGCCGTTGCTGTATTGCCATAGTCGCCAGAGACAGGACCGAATCGGTGCTGTCATTTCTGCGAAACTCGTAAATAAACGGATTGAGGGGCGAATACAGATTAGCCGCCGCGATGACGTCAACGACATTTGGACCGATGTGATGGACGGTATTCTGTGCAACGTCTCGGTCGGATACAAAATCCTGGAGAGGGTGTTAGTTAGGGAAAACAGCGGCGAACCCGACGAATACCGAGTCGTTCGCTGGGTGCCCATGGAGTTGTCAATTGCCGACATTCCTGTTGATCCTACCGTCGGATTAGGGCGTACCGAATCACAAAATTTTTACTACCGGGTCATTGATATTGACCCGCCTATTAATGAAACAGGAGGCAACACCATGCCCAAAAAAGCTGCCCGCACCGAAACGGGCGACACGAACGTGCCGGGCGGCGCACCGGTCAGGAGCGAGGCTGAGTCTGTTTCTGACCCAGCTAACGATATCGACATCACTGCTGAGCGAAAAAGTGCTGCAGAAGGCGCAGAAAAAGCATTACTGACACGAAATCAGCAAATCGACGATCTTTTCCAGCGCACACCCGGGTACGACAAACTCAGGCAGGAGTTGAAACGCAAACCGACAAGCGAGGTGGATATACAATACGCGCGAAATGCGCTGTTAGATGCCATTGGAGAGGGTCAGGACCCCGTAAACGGTTCTGGAGCACTGTCTGTCGGTGAGACAGAAAACGACAAATTCCGTACAGCCGCGATCGATAATATCGAATGCCGATCTGGAAAAACCCCGGATGGAAACAACGAGTATCGTGGTCTTCGCCTGATTGAACTTGCCAGGCATGCGTGTCGATTGAACCACTACGCGCACAGTGGTCGTGATATTCGAGAAATCGTCGGTCGGGCGCTGACTACATCAGATTTTCAGACCATTTTGCGAGACGCCGCGCACAATGCGCTACTTCGTGAACTGGAAGAACTGCCAGAGACCCACAAAATGTGGGTCAATGTAGCGAGCGTGTCGGATTTCAAAATCCATTATCGCTCGAATCTTTCCGCAGTCTCTTCGATTTCCAAAATTGGGGAAGATGGCGAGTACCAATATCTGACGATCGGTGAATACGGAGCGATGCAACAGATTGCGACCTACGGCGGAATTCTGCCTATCACCCGTCAGGCAATCATCAATGACTCTATGGACGCATTCACTCGGTTTCCACAGAGACTGGCGTCGGATGTAAGGCGCACGGAAGCCGATGCGGTTTACGGTGTTTTGCTAGCGAATCCGACAATGACCGATGGCATACCGTTGTTCGATGCCCAGCGGAATAACATCGGTACCGCCGGCGCCCCGTCTGTTACGACCGTCGGAGAATCGCGGCGACTTCTTAAAACTCAGCGCGACCCGCATAACGAGCAAGCGAGATACCGCACGCCATTGGGTTTCCTTCTTGTTCCGGAGGCGCTTTTCGATCGAACCGAAACACTCAGGCAGGCAGAACACGATCCTGACGCAGTCAATCTGCGCAAACCGAATATTTTCAGAAACAGGTTTTCCGTTGTCTCGGATCCCAGACTGGATGACGACAGTGCGACTCGCTGGTATGCGTTGGGGCCGAAGGGTACGGACACCGTTGAGTTGGCTTTTTTGGATGGCAATGAACAGCCGTTTATGGATGAGGAATCGCCCTGGACGCGCGACGGTGTCGAACTAAAAGTCAGGCATGATTTTGGCGCAGCTGCTATCGACGGTCGAACCATGGTCAGAAACGACGGTTAAACCTTCCTAACGATAAAACGATGAAATAAGGGCGGCAGCGCGCCCTTATTTATTTATGGAGAAATTGACGTGAAAACATATCGATACAAAGGCGACCGGGTAACGGTGACCGCTGGTGCCATAGTCAACGTTGATGACGTGAAAGTGCTTTCAGGCGGTCTCATTGGTGTCGCGGTGACCAGTGCTACCGCTGGTGAGGAATACGAGCTGGCAGTTTCTGGTGTCTACGAACTACCGATGAATCCAACCTTGCCTGTGTCCGTTGGCGCAGATCTAAACTGGGACGCCGTCAATGGATATTTCACGCCGGCGACGGTCTCTGCGGCCGGTGATGTCAACGACGCTGGTGTGGCATGGCAGTCAGTAGTAGCTGGCACCAACACGGTGTTGGTGAAAATCAACGCCGGTCAGGGTATCCGCGTCTAACCGGATGTCGTTCGCCGATGACATGGCCGCGATTGATTCCTCGGTTATACAACGATTTGGTGATCAGGTAGACGAATACCGGGTGACCTCAACCGGTCAGATCAGCACGCCGACCGTGTTGTTTTTTGACCCATCGGAATCGGTCAATCTGTTTCCGTTCGACATTCAGGCTCAGCAACCGGTTGCGTTGGTTTTGAGGTCTGAACTACCAGATCCGAGAGAAAACGACACAATCACCATTAAAGGCACTCAATATCGCGTGAAACTCGCGGAACATGACGAAGGCGAAATTTTGGTGCTTCTACTGAAAAGGTAAACAGCATGTATCTACACGATTGTTTTGTAAGAAACCCCGAAACGGATCAATTGTTAAAAGTTGGCGTTCATGAAGTTCCAAAATACAGGGGTATGGACTTTGTTGTCGTCCCAACACCGGAGGCGCGGGCGGAATTGGCAAACAACGCAAAGCGGGAGGCTGAGGAACGATCGAATATCGAGAATGCCCCGGCGACCGATACTCAGTACCCGACCGACATCACTCTGACGTATTTGCAGAAATTGACGAAACCCCAGTTGATTGAACTGGCTTCCACCATAGAAGTGCAGGGAGGGGGCACGCTGAAGTTGAACGAGCAGGACAAGAAAGACGATCTGGTGATGCAGATTGCGGAGTCTCTTGAGATTTCAGAGTGACTCACGTTCGGACACAGGCACGTGAGTATTTTGTCGCTCGTTTTGCGGGCCTTCCAACTACTGGATCCAACGTTTTTAAGTCCCGGGTTTTTCCTATCTCTGAAGATCATGTGCCGGGAGTTACGGTGTTTTGCGACAACGAGCAGAGCGCCGACATCACCAAAGGCAACGGCGGAATTGTCGAGCGGCAATGTAGCGTTTTTCTTGAAGCCTGGGCGAACGGAGACGATGCCGACGACGTGCTTGATCAGATGTCGGTTGAATTCGAAACGCAAATAAACGACAGAACGCTTGGGGGGTTGGCGAAAGACACCGCGTTAGTGGAAACGACGTTCGATCGTGATGGAGACAATGCGCCTGGTTTTATAGGTATGCGGATGGAATATCGAGTTACCTATAACACACATTTTTCTGAACCGGAGACTGCTTTATGAGCGAGAAGGAAATTAAACCAGATAGCAAGTCGCCCAGCTCAAGGGTAGTAATGGAAATGGCGGGGCGCCGTGGCGTTTTTCCGTCCTCAAAAAGACAATCTCTTGAGAGAATTGGATGGAAATTTATAAAGGACGTTGAGTAAATTCGCGTCTTATAGGAGATCATAATGGCTGTAAGAAGTGGTAAAGATGGCGTGATAACGGTGGGCGGTAACCCTGTCGGCCAACTGGTTGAATTCAATTTCAATGCATCCGTTGCTGAAATTGAAAAAGGGGTAAAGGGCCAGGCGTACACCCCTGTTGAGGCCGGTCGAAAAAGTTCCTCTGGTACGGTCCAGTGCCTTTTAGACAACGAGGACACGAACGGCCAGCAGGCGTTAGAGGAAGGCAGTGAGGTTGCATTGGTACTCAACCCCCAGGGAACGACAGCGGGGTTTCCAACCTACACGGTAACGGCGCTCATCACCAACCGAGAATTCACCAGCCCGTTGGATGATATGTGTGCAATTACATTCAATTGGCGGGGAAATTCAGAACTTGTTGAGGGAGTTGCAGCGTGAGTCGCAAGGGTCAGGGTCTTAGTGAGATCAGGTCTTTAGAAACCCCCGCGTTCAAGCAAGTTTCCGCTCTGGGCTGGTTACAAGAAGATGGCACGCCCTGGTCATGCTGGTGTACCCCCATGACGTTATCTGACATGGAGTGGATTAACAAAAAGGCAGGCGGTAGCGCGCACAAATTCACTGCCTACACCATAGTAAGAAAAGCTGTCGACGAGCAAGGTGAGCCTTTATTCACCTTGGCCGACGCGACCGAGTTGATGAACCGCAGAGCTGACGAACTGATGTCACTGTGCGCGCAGATGAACGACGGCAAGGGTTTTGACGAACAGGTAAAAGACTGAGGTCGGATAGGGCGCATTTCGGGGCGATGGCCTTAGCTGACCGATACGGCATTGGATATCACGAGATCGAGCAGTGGCCCCTTGAAACCGTTGATCTGCATCTTGCGTATTTGACTGAAATCGGCGTAGACCCCTGGGAATTTTACGACAAAAAAAATGGCGTTCGGAACAACAACAGCGGCAACGTTTGACATCATCGCTAGGGACAAAGCGGTCGAGGTGTTGGACAAAGTTGACGGGCGGCTTTTAAAGAGCTTAACCGTCGTAAACAAGTTCGGTGCGGCCGTCGGTTTGGCCGGTGGTGTCAGCGGTGTCGGCCTGCTGGTTTCGAATACCCTGAAATCCGTTGATGCGCTTGCCAAGCAAGCCGATCTCCTGGATACCAGCACCGAGTTCATGGCTACGCTGAATCGGCAAGCTGACCTATACGGTACGACCCAGGAATCGGTCAACAACGCGCTCAAAGATTTGCGAATACGAGTGTCAGAGGCAGCCGACGGGACTGGCGAGGCAAGCACGGCTCTGCGCGAACTGGGTATAGACGCAAAACTGCTGGAGCAGTTACCCCTAGAGGATCAGTTCAGGGCAATTACCGAGGCGATGGGCGGGGTTGAAAACGCGTCAGACAGGGTCCGTATCGCCAATAAACTCATGGGTGAACAGGGTGTGCAGGTCCTGAATATCATCAACGCAGGAACAGAATCATTCGACGCGGCCAGAGCGGAGGTGGACAGATACGGGACGGCCATATCTTCGATCCGTGCGGATGAGATCGAAGCGGCAAACGATGCCATAGCAACTGCCGGCGAGGCAGTAAAAGGTTTGGGGATACAGTTAACTGCGGCACTGGCTCCTGCCATTTCAGAAGTCGCTTTACAATTTGCTAATTGGGTCTCGTTCATAACAAACCAAGCGGTGCCGGCTCTGCGTTTGATGGCGGAGAATGTTCTAAATCTTGATGCCAATGTCAGGTCGCTTTCTGAGACAGAAATAGAGGTGAGACTGGTAGCGTGGCGTGACCGTGTTGCCGAAATCAACGCTGAAATCGACCGGTATCGTGAGGGTTTGAGTCAACGAGAAGGCGCACCTATTATTGAGGCGTTTACCGAGGAATTGGACAAAGTCAACGCCCAAATTGACGAAGCGGAGGCACGTCTAGCACAGCTTCGTGCCGGCAGTGCAAAAAATAACGACGCAGACACAGACGTCAGCAGTGATGAGGGTCGGGTTACATTCGAGGAACAGCAGGAAATGGCCCGCGCTAAACGAGAAGCCGAGGCCGAGAAGAAACGCGCGGAACGAGAGGCAGAGGCACAAAGGAAGCGCGAGGAACGGGAAGCGATCGCCGCGCAAAAACGTCTCCAGCGGGAAGCCATTGCCCAGCAGCGAGAGTTGGACCAACTCTTCGAAGCGGAGCAGAGGAAATTCCAATTAGTTGAGGAATCACTAAAAACCAGGGAAGAGGTGGAAAACGAAGCGTTTGCACGCCGGATGCAGATCATACAACAAAACGCTGAAGTTGGGCTAATAACAGAGCAGCGCGCCCACGAATTGCTGGAGCGAGAAGCACGGAGGCATGAGTTGGCAATGCTGCGGATCGCCGACGAATCACAAAAAAGCCGCCTTTCCGGAACAGTTGCCCACTGGTCGCAAATTACCTCATCCGTTGCGACGGGCAGTAAAAAAATATTTCAACTTAATAAGTTATTGGCGATTTCACAGGCGTTGCTTGATTTGCCGGCCACCGTTTCCAGTGCGTACCGATGGGGGATGGCTCACGGTGGCCCGGCTGTGGCTGTCGCAACGGCAGGTCTTGCTGGAGCCGCACAGATTGGTCGTATAAACCAGATTCGATCGACGAGTTTTGGCAGCGGTACCACACCGTCGTCAGCGGGTACGACGCCGACAATAAACGGCAACCCTGTGCCGCAGACTGGGCCGAGCGGCTCGGCAACCGAATCCGGTGCTACTGTCGCGCTTTTTGATGCCTTGGTGCGTGGACTGGAACCCGACGGGCTCTATAGTGGTGCGCAATTGCAGCAATTGTTAAACGGATTCTCCGAGATAATTTCGGACGGAGGCGCACAACCTTTCCTGGAGTCTGTTACAGCGCAATTGAGCGCAGAGGCAGCCTGAATTGTCCGCGCATGTTATCGACCTGGACCCAGAACTGCCCCCACCGGGTCCGGCAACCTGGCACAATCAGTTTCTCGCTCTGGACAACGCGTTCTCAAGAGCGGTTTTGACTGCGTCAGATGAACAGTCAGAATACCCGGCAGCGAATCTGGCCACGTGGTTGGATGTCTCAAAATGGAAATCGACAGGCGCTGGGACAGTAACGATAACCGCACAGCTACCGGTTGCCGAGTTTTTCGATAGCTGGGCGCTACACAGTCACAACCTGCACAGAGTGGCTGGAACGATAACACCGCAGTATTCAACAGACGGCGTCGACTGGGAGGATTTCGATGATGTGGTGGCCCCAGCGGTTTCTGGTCCAGTTTATCGTGTCAAGTCGTCCACTGTTCTAGCGAGCTGGTGGCGGTTCGAAATCACCACATCTGCGGCTGCGGAAATAGGGATACTGGGCGCATTTCACAGTGTTCGTTTACCGCGCGGACCGTCCGACGATTCTACAGACCCCAGACTGACTAAAGAGCCTGTGATTGAGAATCAGATTTCGGATTCGGGTGGCTATCTGGGTCGATCTGTGACCAGGCACACGGGCCGGGGCCGGTTTGGCTGCGACGGAGTGTCTGCCGATTGGGTTTACGAGTATTGGCCTGGGATTGAACAACATTTACAGCGGCATCCGTTTTTCTATGCTCGGGATCCTTTTAGGTGGCCGGGCGCCGTCGCGTTTGGCATCGCTGATCAAGTGGCAAAACCCTCTGACGTTGGCGGGCTGCACTATAACCTCCGTGTTGACTATCGAGCCATAACAGAATGACGTTTTCTGAGCGTAAGCGGGATGAAACGCGCACGCCGATTTGTGTGCTGAGTCTGTCTCTGGACCGCTGTTCGCTGACATCCGGTGTGGCGCCTTGTGGAGCCACGGACCCTGCCGGCGGCGAATGCTTCAACACACTGGCCACGTGCCCGGTACCCCAGGACTATCAGAACACAGCGAGAACCTATCAGTTCTATTCCAAGGGACCTGCCGTAGTTGGTCTGGATGGCATCGCTAATGTTGATATTTATGGAATACGCCATACGCCACCGACAGTGATTCCCGGTGATTTTGGATCACGCGCGAGTGTCAGTGTCCCAATTTCTACATGGCACGACAACGACATCGGATTTGACCCGTACGTTGCTACGCGACCCTACGACCCTGAGACGCAGGGCGACGGACTGTCAAAATTTCTCGCCAGAAATTTGTACTATTTCGGGCGCCCAATGACGTTATCTGAGGGGTTCTTATCCGACGGATACGACGAGATCAACTTTCAGGTTCGTAATTATGTGGTGGATCGTATTGACAGGCGCCGCAGTGGCGCCGCTGTGGTGGTTGGTAAAGACCCATTGCGTTTGGCGGCATCAAAATCAGCGAGGGTACCGCCAGAGACCACAGGAGAACTGCAGGCAGCCATAAATGCCAGCAGTGTAGATGTGCGTGTCGATGTGGCGACTGCGCCTCAATACCAGTCATACCAATACCTGCGTATTGATGACGAGGTCATTGAGTTTACGTATGCCGCTAACGGAATTTTCAACATAGTATCGCGCGCGCAAGCGGGAACATCTCAAGTCGATCACTCAGCGCAATCGGGTGTCCAGGCGGTCTGGCACTTTGAGGGTCACCCGTACGACGCGATAAAAGAACTCTTGGCGTTCACTGAAATTGACCCTGCGTTCATACCGGTTTCTGACTGGGATGACGAACGGGACAATAACCTACCCGGGTTCGAGGTGGAAACCTATTTAACGGCCCCGAACGGTGTCGAAAAACTGCTGCGTGAGTTGCTTCTTCAAACGTGGTCAGCAATGTGGTGGGACGAGTTGTCGCAACAGATCAAATTGCGACGGATGTCGCCGTATATCCCTACCGACATCGTTATTGGCCCCGATCAGTTGCTGCCTCATTCGATCGTGACTGGGAAAC